CATCGCTGACATTGCTCGCATTGCAGTGCGGCAAGCGATCATTGCGCCATTGACTGGCGGAATTGGCAGCCTGTTTGGCTTTAAGAATGGCGGCGTTTTTGCTCAGAACGGGATTGTCCCATTCGCCAAGGGCGGCGTAGTCAACAGGCCCACGCTGTTCCCGATGGCCAATGGCGCAGGGCTGATGGGAGAGGCCGGCCCTGAAGCGGTGATGCCCTTACGCCGCGGCCCTGGTGGTCGCCTTGGTGTTGAGGCAGCAGGAGGAATGGGCCATATTGTGGTGAACGTAGACGCCACTGGTTCTGCAGCTCAAGGCGATGACACGCGCAGCAAGCAGCTGGGCGAGGCAATCGGCGTTGCTGTACGCCATGAGCTGATCCGTCAAAAGCGCCCAGGAGGATTGCTCAGCTAATGGCCACCTTCCCCGATATTGCAGTCAGCTACGGCGCGTCGAAAGCGAGCGCGCCCAAGACTCGTACGATTCAGTTTGGCGATGGTTACGAACAGCGGTTGCTGTATGGCATCCCCAGCCACATGAACCCAAAGCTTTGGAATCTGCGCTGGGAAAACATCACAGAGACTGATGCGGACACTATCGAGGATTTTCTGAACGCTCGCGCCAATGATTCGGCCAGTTTTGACTGGACTCCACCAGATGAGGCAACGTCCTACAAGTGGGTTTGCGCAGAGTGGCAGAAGAGCGTGGACTATCCAACCCGCGTGAGCATTTCGGCTACGTTCCGCCAAGTCTTTGAGCCCTGATGGCAATTCCAACCTCTGAACTGCAGAAGATCAACCCAAGCAGCATCATTGAGCTGTTTGAGTTGGAACTGACTGCGGCGCTGCACGGCACAGACTTCACCTATCGCTTCCACGCCGGCAGCACTGATATTGGGATTCAGGACATCATTTGGGACGGCAACACCTACAGCAAATATCCAATCGAGGTTGAGGGTTTTGAGTACAACGCGGAGAGCAGCAGCCTGCCGCGGCCAATGATGCGCGTCTCAAACCTGCTGGGCACGATGACCACGATCCTGCTGAGCGCCAATACAACGACGCCAGGCAATGATCTAACAGGCGCCAAGCTGACCAGGATCCGCACCTTGGTGCGCTACATCGACGGCGAGAATTTCACCGACGATACCAACCCATACGGCACGCCAGACACCAGCGCAACGCTGCCATCTGAGATTTACTACATCGCGCGCAAGGTTACCGAAAACCGCGAGCTGGTGGAGTTCGAGCTGGCGGCAACGTTTGACCTGCAGGGCGTCCGGGCGCCGAAGCGCCAATGCAATCAGAACCTTTGCCCTTGGGTTTACAAGGGTTCGGAGTGCGGCTACAGCGGCACAAATTATTTCGACGAAAACGACAAATCCACGATCATTACTGCCGACGATAAATGCGGCAAACGGCTAAGCAGTTGCCAGATTCGATTCGGTGAGAATGCAGAGCTACCCTTCGGGGGGTTCCCTTCTATTGGATTGTTTGGCGGATGAAGGCGGCGGCTAAGGCAAAGGCTCTGGAGCACGCAAAAGCAGAAGACCCGCGCGAGGCTTGCGGCCTGTTGCTCATCGTCAAAGGACGTGAGCGGTATTGGCCTTGTAAGAATCTGGCCGATACAAACGAGTTTTTCATTCTCGATCCGCTCGATTACGCAGCAGCAGAAGATGAGGGCGAGATCATCGCGGTGGTCCATAGCCATCCGGCCACACCACCAGCGCCGAGCGAAGCAGACCGGATCGCCTGTGAGAAATCTGAGCTGCCTTGGTATATCGTCAACCCGAAGACCGAGAAATGGGACAGCTGCAAGCCTGAGGGTTATCAAGCGCCGCTGATCGGCAGGCAGTGGGTTTGGGGCGTTAGCGATTGCTGGACGCTGGTCCGCGACTGGTACAGCGAGCAAGGCTTAAAGCTGCCGGACTGGGACCGGCCAAACAGTGTTGACGAGTTCAACGCCGATCCAATGTTTGACGACTGTTGGGAGGAGGCAGGTTTTGAGCCTGTAGATATTTCTGAAATTAAGCCCGGCGACGCAATGCTGATGGCCATTGAATCCAGCAAGCTCAACCACGTTGGCGTCTACTTAGGTGACGGCTATGTGTTGCATCATCTGCGCGGGCGCTTGTCCAGCCGCGATTTGCTCTCAGAATGGCTTGTAAAATGCACTGGTAGAGTGCTGCGCCATGAAGAGAGAGGTTAAGCTCTACGGCCCGTTGGCCAAATTCGTTGGCAGGCGACGGATTTTTGCGGAAGTAGCCAGCGCAGGCGAAGCCATCAGGATGCTGCTGGTCAACTTCCCTGGCCTTGAGCGCCACATGGCGGAATGGCACTACAAGGTGGTGGTTGATAACTACGAAACGGATTTAGAAGGAATTGCAAACCCGGTTTCAGGTTGTATTCAGATTATCCCGGTAGTGGCGGGCGCTGGCTTCTGGAGCAGCTTTGGCAAGATTCTGGCCGGTGTTGCCTTGGTCGCTTTTGCCGTAGTGACCGCTGGCGCAGGCGCTGGCTTTATGGGTTTGGGCATGGGCGCCACTGGTGCGTTTGGCCCGTTTGCCGCTGGCTTGCACGTTGGCTTTACTCTCGGCTCTACCGCGTCGGCGTTGATCGGTGCTGTCGGTGCATCGTTGATTCTTGGCGGCACCGCGCAACTGCTAAGCCCTACGCCTCAGGTTGGAACGCTTGGCCCGGCCAACTCGTTTGCGCCTAGCTCTAGCACTGAAGGCTCTCAGCTGGATCCGCAGGGGCGGGACTCCTACAGCTTTAGCGGCATTCAGAACACGAGCGCAGTCGCTAGTGCGATTCCCGTGGTTTATGGCGAAACTGTGGTGGGATCGGTGGTGATCTCGGCTGGCCTTGACGTTGACAACAAATGAGCAAGCCTGACAAAAAGCAAGGCCAGATTATTGGTGCAGGTGGTGGCAGTAAGAGTGGAGCCATCCACCAACAGGTTGTCCAGCAAGTTGCGCCACCCGCCGCACGGAGCCCAGAGCGAGCAGAGGACAACCTCAGCTCTACGGCGTATGCAAATATTCTCGACCTGATTAGCGAGGGTGAGATTGAAGGATTCCCCTCTGCGCGTGATTACACCAGGGGAACCGATAATTACAACAAAGCACTGCTTAAAGATGTTTTCTTGTCAGACACGCCAGTCCTGCGCTCTGGTGCTGATGTAACGAGTCTCAGCGACAGTGACTATAACTTTCAAGGCGTCACCGTAACGCCACGATATGGCACAAATGCGCAAAGCTATATCCCAGGATTTGAGGTTTCTGAAGATGTGCAGAGCGTTGGCGTAGAGATTGTTCAAGACACGCCGATCACAAGGCAAATCACCGACAGCAACGTTGACGCAGTAAGAGTCAGCATTGCAGTGCCGCGCCTTGAAAAGGGCACTAATGAAGGCGACGTCCTAGGCACTGAGGTCACGATCAGGATCGAGGTTCAGTACAACGGCGGCGGATTTAGCACCGCCAAGACTGACACGATCAGCGGCCGCACGGCCGACAAATACGAACGCGACTATGTGATCGAGTTAGACGGGGCGTTCCCTGTCGATATTCGCGTTATTCGCGTTTCTGAGGATGCAACCGATCAGAACGTCAACCCGACGCAGTGGAGCACCTACACCGAGCTGATCTATCAAAAGCTGCGCTATCCCAACAGCGCTTTGGTGGGGCTGCGGTTTCAAGCTGAGCAGTTCAGCTCCATTCCGTCCCGTGCTTATCGGATTCGAGGAATCAAGGTCAAGATCCCCGACAACGCAACGGTCGATGCTGCTACGGGCCGGCTCAGCTATTCCGGCACCTGGACAGGAACATTCGGCGCGGCGCAATGGACAACCTGCCCGAGCTGGATACTTTACGATCTGCTGATTGCCAAGAGGTACGGATTTGGCGACCACATCGCTGAGGCCCAGTTAGACAAATTCGCCTTTTACGCCGCGTCTGTCTACGCAAACGAGGAAGTAGACGCCGGCCTAGGCGATGGCACCAAGGAAGCCCGGTTTAGCTGCAATGCTCTAATCCAAAACCAATACGAGGCTTACAAGCTGATCAATGACCTTTGCTCGGTCATGCGTTGTCAGCCGTATTGGGCCACTGGCACGCTGACACTTTCGCAAGACAAGCCAGCAGACCC